TTAAGGAAGACCGCCGCGAAACATTCGGCCGCTTATCGACGGTGGAACAACGCGTCTCTAAGTTGGAAGCACGTCCGCCATCCTGCTAGCCATGGATCATGCAAGCATCATTGCGGTGATCGCCATCCTTGTAGCAGCAGGTTCTGAGGTGATCGCCGTCTCACCGCTGAAATCCAACAGCTGGCTGCAGTTGCTATTCCAAGTGCTGCGCCTGGCATTCCCTAAGCAGCGCCGCTGAGTCATGGCGAACGATGCACCGATCACGCTGCAACAGCTGTTCAAGTACTACAAAGCACTGCCGCATCAGACTGCTGCGATTCAACAGCTAGAGGCTGAGCTGGCCGCCAATACATACGACGCAGTGATGCGGCGCGATCGGGACTGGTTCCAGACGTGGAGTCAAGACGGCAAACAAACCGATCTGGCCGGCGCCATCAAGCTGATTAAAGAGTTCGAGGGCTGTCACCTAAGCGCATACCCCGATCCGCTCAGCAATGGCGACCCGTGGACCATCGGCTATGGCACCACGCGCTACAGCAACGGCACGCCCGTAAAACGCGGCGACATGATCAACGTGATCGAGGCCGACATGCTCCTGCGCCTTGAGATCGACCGCATCACCGACAAGCTGCGCACCACCGTGCCGCATTGGAATGTGATGGATGACAACCAGCGCTCGGCGTTGGTGAGCTTCGCCTACAACCTGGGCGCTGGTTTCTACGGCACCGCTGGATTTGAAACCATCAGCAAGTGCCTGTGTGACCGTGACTGGGCCGCAGTGCCCGCAGCGCTTGAGCTTTACCGCAACCCCGGCACCAACGTTGAGGCTGGCCTGCTGCGCCGGCGCCGTGCTGAGGGCAAACTCTGGGGGCAGCATCAAGCCATAGCCGAACCAGAGACCGCGAAGCTGCGGCCCGGCAGCCCATTCACGGCCAGGATCACGCCGCACATCAGGCTGGGGGAATTTGCGCTTGATCAGGAGGCTAGGCGCTTTCAGAATCAGAGCCAGCTCGATATTGCTGCAGAACTAGCAGTATTCCTTGAACGGGTGCGCGTGCAGTTTGGTGGGCGACCAATCGTGATCACATCCGGCTATCGGCCTGAGGCGATCAACCGGCAGGCTGGTGGTGCCAGCAACAGCGAGCATCTGTATCAGCCGGGATGTGGCGCAGTCGATTTCTACATCGATGGTGAGGACACTTACGTCGTGCAGAACTGGTGCGATAAGCATTGGCCGTTCTCGCTCGGCTATGGCGCATATAAAGGATTTGTGCATCTGGGCATCCGCTCTGGCCGCCCTAAGGTGCGCTGGGATTATTGAACGCCTGTGCTGGTACCTGACCACGAGATCCGCCGGCTGTGCAAGCAGCATTCAATGCTGCAGCCATACAACGAGGAGCAGCTCAATCCAGCCAGTTATGACGTGACGCTCGGCGGTCAGATCATGATGGAGGTGGCCAGCACACCAGAGCTACAGAAGGTGCAGCTGCATGGCCACAGCAAGGACGATCCGTTCTGGATCCAGCCCGGTGAATTCTTCCTGGCTGAGACGCAGGAGATCTTCAACCTGCCAAATCACGTCGGCGCTCAGTTTGTCCTGAAGTCGAGCCGCGCACGCGAGGGATGGGATCATGCTGAAGCCGGCTGGGCGGATCCAGGGTGGTTCGGCAGCAGGCTCACGATGGAACTACGCAATCAGCGGCGCCTGCATCCGCTGCCGATTTGGCCTGGGCTGCGGATTGGGCAGATGAAGTTTCTGCTGGTGAGCGGGACCGTGGAACGCAGCTATGCGGAGACGGGCCGCTACAACGCAAATCTGGGCGTCACGGGTTCCAAGGGGTAGCAAGCGGCGCCATGCGCAGCCGATGGATGATACCTGGCGCTTCATCCGGGTCATCGAGCGGGATCATCGTGTAGTCGTCGCAGCCGTGGCGCTCGGCCCAGTGCTGCGCGCCTTGGTGAGTGGAGAACGGCCCGACGTGCCACGGGCCGATTCGAAGGATGTATTGCATCGCGGGACGCTAGCGCGAATGTTGCTGGCTAATCCCGTAGCAATTCTGTAATCCCGTGAGACTCGGTTGCGACCGCTACCGTGCACCAAACGGCGGCCAGCCCATGCCCGGTTACTACCTAGAGGTTTCCGCCAAGATCTTCATCCGATCAGACACGCCAGCCGATGACATACCTGGTGATATCTACAGTCAAATCGCTGAGCATGTCCGATCCGATGAAGACATCATCGATATCGAAGTGAACTGCGTGCCGGTGCCTGAGGATCTCTGTGGATCGACACCACATTGATGGCACGAGGCTGATCACACGACGATCAGCGCGTGATCAGATCCTTCTGGCATGGAGCTATCGCTGTGCCTACTGCGGCGATGATCTAGGACGCAGCCCAACGCTCGATCACGTGGTGCCCAAGGTGCATGGCGGGCTTACGGTGCGCAGCAACATGGTGGCCTGTTGCCTTGGCTGCAACTCCAGCAAGGGGCATAAGGCATGGGTGGATTGGTACCGCGCGCAGCCGTTCTGGTCTGCACTGAACGAATGGGCAATCGTGCAGTGGATCGCGGAAAATGCTAATTTGGCTGCCTAGAACTCTCTGAGGATCTAGGCGATCCCGTAGAGGCCGGCTGCGGGCAACAGGCTGACACCGCGTGAGGATCAGCCACCGGCCACATCATTAAGATACGTTGCAGTGGTCGCAGGTGCCCCGCCCGTGGTGTATAGTAAATGAGTCGGGAGCGATCCCGGCATCCACCGCAACTAGAAAAATGAAGAAACTGAGCGCCGGCATCGAGGCCATCGCTGATCTGATCGCTTCTGCTGAAGCGGTCGCTCAAGCGCTGCAAGATATGCGGGATTGCACCACTGACGACGAGTGGGATCAGATCATTTCTAATCCGCTGGTCGACATCTTGGTAAGCGCCTGCATGGATCTTGAAGACCGGCTCCAGTAACCAAGGGGCTTCGGCCCCTTTTTTTATTGCTCAGCGGTCGGCGCTATCCGTAAGGACGCGCGCGGTGCTGCAGTCGCGGTGGCTGCAGCTGAAACCGTATCGGAGGCCGCTTTACATCACGGCAGAATCCTGCTGCACACCCACAGAGCGATCAGGCACGTCGCCCAATACTCGAGCACCAGCAGCAGGACATCCTGAAGCATCAGCGACCTAGCAGGTGATCGAGATAAAGCTCGGCTTGCCACAGATCTGAGCTGTAACGGCAGGTGCCACCCACGCAGCTGCGGTAGTAAACCTCACCATGCACGGGCATGAGCGTTTCGATGTAGCCGCCGTCTCGGTCAGTGCGGCTGATGACTTCCGGGCCGAACATACAGCTCACACCTGGCCGCATAACGGCCGCCGCTTCTCTTTGATTCTGGCAACTCCAACCCGCAGCGCTGATGGCGCATCTGCCAATGCTGGCAATCCCAACACATCAGCGGCTCACCAGCAGGGCGCAGCTTTGCGCGCGCAGCTTGGTAGATGTGTTGCGCTTTGATCAATGCCGCCTGCAGTTGCACCGCGCCCGTATCGAGCTCGATCTGATGTTCAGGTTTTGGGCCGAGCACCACGCGCGCGTGCCAGGTGCGGTCAGTACGGCTGCACAGCAGCAATAATCGGCCGCCGTGCAGACTGATCATTCCGCCTCACCAGCAGCAGGCTGGTGATAGATGCGTTCGAGCAACATGCTGGCTGGTTCATCCGGGCCATCAGTCACGTAGGCAGCCACCGGGTCAGTGCCATCTGATGCCACATAGATGCAGCCATAGCCATAGGGTTTAACGACCACCAATCCGGTGTTGCGACTGCGCGACAGGATGCGAAGCGCCAGCCGCTCGATCAGATTCAAGCCAGGCAGGCGAGTCATCATCCCTCCAGTTTGGCGATAAGACGGGCGAGATACCACTGGCATTTACGGGCATCCTCGAGCGCATTGCCCTTGCACCAGATACGCAGCAGGTATTTCAGCGCCTGACCCTGCAGGTATGCGGGCACCATGTGCGGCGCATCGGTGACTGCTGCCTCGATCACGTCGATCGCCTCGACTGGGCCGCGGCGGTAGTGTGATGGGTTGATTGGATCGGTCATTCAAGCCAGCTCCATGCGATGCGTTGACAGATGCGCCATGCGTGTTTTTTGTCAATCTCGAAGCGATCAGCAAGTTTTTGATAGCTCAGCCCCTCAGCGCGAAGCTGGCGCAGCTCGCGCACCAGCTCCTCGCTCAGGATCACGGCGACGTTCTCCTCACCGCGCTTGAACGGCCGGCTCATCGCCATTTATCCCCGAGCAGCTGCTGGCGGCAGACTTCGATCGCCTGCTGCGCCTGCTTCTGCGTCATAACCGACTCGGTGGCATCCATCGCGCGCACCACGCGAGCCAGCAGCTCGGTGTATGACGTGTCGCGGAAGTTGGCCGCCAGGTCGAGCGCAAACTCCTCCCA